CGTGGCAAAGGTTTCAACGCATCGCCCTGGTTTCCACCATTTCGGGCTACTGGGATAATACTACCTGGAACAATGCGAACTGTATTCGGATTCAAAATACCATCATCAGCTGCCGTATAGCATGGCATGACGGCCAGCGTTGCGTTCTTCAAAAGCAGTTCTTTAGTCTTATTAAGAGTTTTTATGTCAGGCAAAGCAGTCAATAGTGGCCCTCGACCATAAACTTCACCAGCAACTTTCATGTAACGAGAAATAACCCAGGGGCTATTGTTCATTCTGCGGTACACAACTTCTTCCATGTTTTCTTTTATCAAAACGTGGTAACACCAATCACCTTGCTCAGAGTCTTCAATAGTTGCCTCTAATAACTCAATTTCATCAGTTGGTTTGTCTTTAATTCTTTGCTGAAACTCTGCGCTAAACTTTGCATCAGGATATTGTTTTTGAATTGCTTCTGCTTTAATTCTTAACCTTCTATAAATTTTATCTACTTGCCCATTTGCAGCTTCTTCAAAACAAACTAAAAACAATGGGACAGGTGTAAATGTTATTGGCACAATATCATCACCTGGTTGCACTAACATACACGCAGTACCCACGCACATATCTAATAAAAACTCACCCATAGCAATATCAAAATTTGACTGCTTAATAATATTAAACATATCATCACGCAATAGATCTAAACCAGCTTGAACCTCTGGCCGTTGCTGTGGATTAATTCTATTTCCAGGTTCTAACCTACACCACATTCTTTGCGATGGGAAAACTCCTGACTGCATACGATTGGCAAAACGATTTGTAGAATTAATTGCAGTAGAGTCAAACACTCTTTGCATTTTTTTCTGACCTACACTGTTACCTTCCCAGTAACCATAAAGTTGACGTTGGGGTATAGCAAACTCATAAGCATCCCTGTACAAATCTTCAAATAAATCTTTTTTACGCTGCGCTACTTCATAGCGTTGCTTGATTTGTTTAGGAGTAAGTCTTTTCATCTTTTTTCATTTGTTTTGTTTTCATTAGACTTTTGCGTTTACGCTTTTCACGCAACATTGCAAAATCTTCTTTGTCGATTTTATTGTTCTTGTTGGCATCAAGTTTTTTTTGACTGCCGTGCATTTTTCCGTGCATGTTTATGCCTCCTTACTGGCGTTGTATGATTTTAATAAACTACGACCTTTTCTAGCTAAACGTGCAGCAGCTGTACGATTTGTTGGCACTGGCTCACCCCAGGCATTTGCAGATAAAGCCAACCTAGTCGGTCTACCTTTTTCATCTTTCATTGGCCCACTAGGGTTGCTAAAAAAACGAGTCAGGAAAGAGCCTTTTCTACGTTTCTTTTCGGGAGTGTCCGCTCTCCCTTTAACGCCTGGCTTGAGGTTAGCCCCTTCCTTTCTCGCAAAGTGTCTTCTGCCTTTTGCAGTCAAACCGCCTTTTGGGTCTTTCAGCCCACTAGCCATATTTTTTCTTTTTGTTCTTCATCGCAGTCTTTGCTGCTCTGCGAAAGTTAGCAGCTGTAGGTGCGCCTTTATCTCCCGGCTTTCTCATTTTCTCACCACTTCCAGCAGCAATTCTTTTTCTTTTTTTGTGAATGTTTTCGTAAAGTCCTGGCATTACTCTTGCCCTCCTAAAATGGGTTGACCACGTAATTTTCTAGCACGTACAAACGCTGCGCGTTCCGCACCACTTCTTCTTAATTGTTCTTCTTCTTCTCGATCAATTAAACCTCGTAAGTTTGTTAGTTTTTCTTCTGTCTCTTCAACATCTGCTTGAAGCTGTGCAATTGTTGCTTTATTTTCTTTTTCCAGTTTTGCCATTTCTGCTGCAAACTCTCTTTCCCTACGTTGCCTTTGTTCATCAATTTCTCTCTGTTGTTGTTTTAATTGTTCTTCTGCATCTCGTATTGGTTGCAGCGGTTCATCTAATAATTCTTGAAATCTTTCTTGATTAAATGGTGCTGGTGCTGTTGGTGCATCTGGTTCTGTTGGAAGTTGAATAATTGAACCATCAAAAAAAGCATACGTGTTTGGTGCAATCTCTCTTCCAATATCAGCAGAAGATGATATGTCATATTGCAAACCACTTACTGGGTCACGAAATGTTTTTGTGGACTCGCCTTGTACTCCAAACGGATAAACTCTGCTAGGTGCTGTTGAAGACAAAGTTTGTGCTTGCCGGACTTCTCCGCTTTGTGCATAAACTCTATTTGACTGACTATCTTGTTTAACAACTCCTGTAAATCCACCTTGCTGAAACAAACTGCCAGGTCGATTGATTCTGACTCCCATTGAACCAGTGGTTGGTAAAAATCTGCCCCCACGAAAAAAACTTTGTTGAAACGCATTAAAGTCTTGTTCATATTGTGCATACTGTCTCTCGTATTCATTTTGTGATGCTTGATAATCGTTAAAATAATCTTCAGCACTTTTAAAAACATTTGCCATTTATGCACCTAGAGTTGTTTGTTTTGTTCCAATCCCTGTTTCCGCATTCAATCGTAAACTACTTAACAAACCACGTTTACCGCCTCGCAACCTTCTTGATCTAGCAGCTGCTTGTTCTTCCTGGATTTCTTTATTTCTTCTATCTGTTATTTCTTTTTCTAAAGCTGCCTCTCTTTTTGCAGCTTCAGTTCGTTGTTCTTCATAACGTGCAGTCTCTGCTTTTAATTGCTCTTGTGCAGTTGTGAATTGACCTCTTTGTATCTCAACCATGTCATTGTAAGCATTAATCATTTCTTGTCTTTTTGCAGATTCATCAGCCTGACTTTGCGTAAGCATAACTAACTGTGCAGAAGCATTTGACAAACTTTGTTCAAAATAACCAGCTTGACTTTCTCTAGCTTTTTTTGCTTCTTCTAAAGCATCTGCTGCTGCCTGGTTTGCATCAATTTGCGCTTGTTTTGCTAATTTCCTTCCTCTATCCG